GTTTTGAATTATACCGCAATATAGGACACAATATGTCCGACACCAAACATTAACCAATAAAAGTAATTAACAGTGTAATGTTAATACACCCACACAACATCTTGAGACTTCGCTCTGTCCAGGTCTACGTGTATAAATCCTTTCCCTATCCCTATTCTACGAAACCCGACAAAGAGTAAGCTCTCGAGTATAATGAGCCTATTTGCGGAGCTTGTCACAGCGATATCTGCAGCGAGTCCTTTAAGGTGTGACGAGTTACGAGCTACAGGATAGCCTCGCTTTTTTAAGTCAATAGAGTATTCGGGAGTTCTAAAGCCACTCGTTATCTTAAACGGTACACCAGCTTCGTCTCGCGCCCTATCTAATAGAGAGAGAAACTCCTCATCCATAAACTCCGCACCGCTTCCAGGGAGGTCTGGTGAGTCAAATTCTGAAGCTACAAAGTAAAGCATCCGATGAGAGATATTAAAATACACAGCATATCGTGTCCGTCCATCTTTCCAAACGTCTGGAGCTTATAACGTGTATTCGCTATGTTAAGCAATATGATACAGAGATAAGGTATATAACTCATTTCCTTTTGTTTCGTTGAGTGATAGCCTTCTCAACGTTCACCCAAATAAGAGTCACGCCTCCGATTATGGCGATAATATAATTGAGATCCGCGAGCCATACAGCTGCGCCCCACGTAGCCCATAATAGGTTGAGTCCCCACATCTTTGCGTCCATCATGGCTTCGAGTGATTTGCTCCAGCTGTTTGTGTTAGTGCCTGTTCCATCTTCTCCATAAGAGCTGTAAGTTCTGCTATTGTCATATTGTTGCGATTGTTATATCTGCTCCATAAATTACTGTACTTGCTGAAGCTGGTAAAAGTTTGATGCAGATATTTGTAGCTACCGCGCTCGAGATATCTGTTATATCTATTAAGGTGTTGAAATCTCCTGTACCCTTAGCCTGTGTTGCTCCTGTAACTTGACTAAATCTAAGGACCTCAACTCCGTTAGTTTTATTTGATGAGGTGTAAACGTGTACGTGTGTAGCTTTGTAACCTGTAGGAATAGGCATAAACGCATAGAGCTCTGCTGCTGTAGAGGGACAGCGAATACCAAGATACCCAGCAGTATCATCTTCTACAGGTAGTGGAGCTCTTGTATAATCATCGTTCATAAAGAAATCTGTAGGCATTACTTTAAGTAAAGTAGTTGAGCCAAACCAGCCTCCACCGCCTCCACCTCCAGCAGCTGCCCAGCTGAGAGATCCAGCTCCATTCGTTTTTAAGAACTCACCCGAGGCGCCATCTGCGAGAGGGTTCATAGCTCCGAGAGCGTTAATAGTCACGAGCTCCTCTCCTCCTCCAGACTTTGAGATAGGTAAACTTATATCTATCGCTGCGGATCCTGTCGAAGTAGTTACCTGAGTAATCCCATAAGTATCTGTTGTGACGAAACCAAGCTTTGTTGAGTTATCGTTTATAACGCTTTGTTGCTCTGGTCCTTTTGTTGTTGGTAAAACGTCAGGAGGACGAGCTGGACCTTTACCGCCTGGGTTATCTTCAGCAACTGTTATTCCTGTTATATCGCGAGATAAAAACATACATTCAATATCGTACTCACAACGATTCGCTATATAGTTGAGCCCCGTAACCTGGTAAAAGTTTCCGCTATCTGCTGAGTTGGTTAATATCGTGTAGGGGTGTATGTATGTCGATCCCCTCTGGTATAACGTACCTCTCTCTATCCTTTTTGCTGTCTTATTTGCTGCGAGCCTCTCACGCACTCCTAAACCATTAATAGATAATTCAGCTGTTGAGCTCTGTAAATTGGTCCACTCTGAGCTTTTTACGTAGTTTGTGCCATTATTTATATTAATAGTGCCAAGGTCAAAATCTGAAGTTTCGTCTCCTACAAGAGTAGCGCCCTGGTCAATATTATAACGAGCGTTATCTGGATTAGTCGCTGTTAGATCTATGGTAGAAAATTCTTGTGCTTGCTCCTCGCTATATTTTGTAATTCGTAAATTATCAATCCTGTATTGAATAGCTCCGTAATCATTTGTCGAAGCTCCAATAGTCGTATCTTCATTTCCTTCATGATCCACACCAGTCAAAGCTGCTGAGATTTGCAATCCGCTTGCATCTGCTGGGAGCTCTGGAGTTGTAAAGGTAAAAGGTAAACCATTTATACCATTTAATGGAGGACTTCCGAGGTTTAACTCTGAAAATGTAAAGGGATCTAAATCTGTTATATCTCTTGTCCCTGTTGACTTATCAAAGTTGAAAGATAAAATTGTATATGTAGAAGCACTATTATTCCATGAGACGCTGTCTACAAATAGAGGCAAATACGCCTCTTCATAATCCCAGCCATACGGAGAGACTTGGGGATAGTTTGGAGGTGGTAAGTAATCCCACATCCAAAAAGGAGAGGGCAAACTCGAATCAAATGCATAGTTACGCTTCAAGTAATTTGTAGTGCCTCCAGCGTCTCCCACTTTTATTGTGAGATCAAGTTTTACTCTTGCAAGTCTATCAAGGTCTGGACTTATATACCCAAAACTTCCAGCTTGATAAAATAACGTTCCACTAATAATAAATCTCTCATTTGCTTGGTATTCGATATCCTCATCTGAGAGCACATCTGAAGCCACAATCTGAGCTTGAGTATAATTTGAATCTTGAATAATCGAATAATTCCCTTGATAATTCCTCGTTCTCTTTACCTGTTTAAATGCTGGCGCGCTCGTTCTCTCCCATCCTTTAAGCTTCTCCCATTGCGCGGAGTTTGTGCCAAATATCGCTCCAGGCGTCACGTTTGCTACAGTGTTATATGTCCTCGTCCCATCTCCGAGCATAAAGTTTGCAATCGAAGTAGTGTTAGAAGCGTGTGACTGAATCGCTCCCAAAGGTACCCACCAGATAGAGCCCTGAGCCATAAACACTGAGACGTTAAATGTCATAGCGAGACTTTCGAGAACTTCATAAGCTGAAAAGTATCTCTTAATCCCGTCATCATCTTTGTTGTAGTACGCTTCGTGAGATATTTGAGCGTTTTCAAGCTGTTTATTTTGAGCTCCAGAAATATGATCTTTATACTCCTTTCCTATGTAATCCTCAAAGAACTTCAACTCTACATCTGAAGCGGTCCAAACGTCGCTAATATGTAGCTTCTGTATAATGTTATGTAAGTGCTCTAGAACGAGAGCTGTACCAGTGTACGCTGCTCCATCGTTATTGTAATCAATGCCCTTTAAATTAGCTAAACCGTCAACAGCTGTGAGAGTAACTGGAGCGTGCGGATAGTCGTCTGGTATAACTGTTTGTTCAGGCATTATCGCACCAGCCCACCACAGCTCGTTCGCTGAGTCTGGATCTCTGTAAATCTCTATTCTATAAGTACCCTCTTCAGATGTATCGAGAGCGTTATAAAAGGCATCGAATAAATTGCTTACGCTTGTATCTGTAGGGTGATATAGAGTTATCTGTACTCTACTTCCTACAATTGGTTTGCATCTGTCGAACTCATCGAAATCGTACGACAAGCTGAAGCCATCTGGACCGAGAGAAAAGGGAGAGCTACCAATCCCAGGATTAGGAACGCTCACAAGCTTAACCTTCCAATCTGTATTCTTTAAATCTGTAAACTCGGATGTGCCTATAGTATAACTCATTTAGAATCTGTTTCTGTCTCGTGAAGCTCTCGAGTTGCTTAATACAATATCATCTCCTGAGATACGCCCGTATACCTCCACAGCGTTACCTCCTAACATCCCTTTGAGCTTAGAGAGTGGAGCGACAACTTCGGGATCAATACTCGCGTTTTTGTTGTCTCCGACCAAGGCGAGACTAGGTCCGTAAATTAACCCCCCCTCTGCGAGAGCTGGGATCTGTTGAGCTAAAACATCGAGAGCTGCCAAACCTATAAGAGCGAAGCCAGGAGAAGTTAAACCTCCACTAAATAAATTTGCTAAATTTGTCGTGCTTGTAGCATTCGCGATAACGTTTGCTTTTGCTACAGCCAAAACTGAACGAATAGCACTCATCGCAAAGTTTCTAAATGCTTCTTTTGCTGTTTGTGCTCCTGAAATCATTTGGCCGAATGAGTTGCCGAATGAATCTGCAACATCAATCATCGTTTGTGAAACCTCTTTAAATATCTCAATCGTCTCTGTCCCTGAGTCCTGTAAAGTTTTTAAAGGCTTGTTAACTGCAATTAGCTTTGGAGGTAATTTCTCCAGGAGCTCCATTTGTTCAGGTTGTATAACTACCAATCCCTTTTCCTCTGTTTTTTTACTCTTATTTGCATCTGGAGTTTCTTCGCTTGGTATATCTGTCGTCGCGTATTTTTCGAGTAGTCTTAATTTTTCCTTTTCAAATGCTTCGATATTGATTAACGTTTGATCTCTTTGATCTTGTAAATCTTGGAGCTCACCTTCAATCTGTATTCTATTTTTCTTTGCTGCTTCTCTTGTGAAACGATTTGCATTCGCTTCGATATCTATTGCCTCTTGTAAGGTCGCACGTTTATCGTTAATCGCTGCTTCATCATCTGCGAGAGTACCAAAAAGAGCAGAGCCTTGTTCTGCAAATGACTTCTCCAGATAGTTACGTCTTAAAGACGCTGTATAAGCGTCTAGGTTTTTAACTAAATCGTTATAAGTGGTCTTCTCAGCTTCTAAGTTTCCAAAGTGTGTCGCGTCAATCTCTGCGAGCCTACCTAATATCCTCTTTCTATCTTCAAGAGATTTTGTCTCGTCTTTATACTGACCAACTAAAAACCGCACCTCTGTGCTGTGATCCCTTACCGCTTGATTTGCTCTATCGAGCGTAGATGGAATGTCTTTATTTGCTTTGACAAGTGCAGTAACTGTACCTATAAGAGCCGTAACTCCTATAACGGCCAATCCTATTGGACCAGTCATAGCAACGAAAGCGCTTGTAATTAATGGGAGCCCCGCAATTATTTGAGGGATTATAATAAGTAATGGACCGAGAGCAGAAACAACACCCCCAAAAATTAAAATCATCTTTTTTGTCTCTGGCGAGAGATTCACAAAACTCTGTGCCAGGTCCACCACGTAATCTAATAAGTCGCTCAATATAGGAAGTAGAGACTCTGCGAGAGAAGCTCCAGCGAGCTTCAAGTTATCTAGTGCTGTACTAAACTTGCCGTCAGCCGTCTGTGAGAGTCTCTCCATCGCACCGTTAGCAATACCCCCTTCTTCAGATAAACCCTTTAAAAAGTCATTAAACTGCTCAACGCTGACAGCTCCAGCTCCAAGTTCAGAAGGAAGCAATCCAGTCGCCTTCGCTAAACCTTCAAAAACTGGGATCCCTCTCTCTGCAAGCTGGTTTAAATTCTCGAGCTCAACTTTCCCCTTGGCGTTAACCTTTGCGAAGATAGCAGCTATCTCGTTTATTGGGTTCCCTGTTGTAGCTGCGATATCTCCCAGGAACTGGAGTTGTTCGTTAACCTCTGCAATTCCTGTCCCCGACGCGATAAGCTGTCGAGCTGATGTAGCAACCGCATCAATTTGAAAAGGCGTTTTAGCTGTAAACTCATTGAGCTGCTTCATCATCGCAGCAGCCTCTTCAACTCCTCCAGTGAGAGAGATAAAGCTTACCTCCATCTTCTCGAGATCCGCTGCACTCTTTACAGCCATAGCCCCAATCCCTAACAAGGGGAGCGTTATAGCTTTAGTCATAGAGGTACCGAGCTTCGTGAAGTTACTCGTCATCGAGCGCATATTGCGCTGTACTTTCCCGAGGCTCTTGTTTAAGTCTCGTGTATCTGCTCCTATCCGTACAACTAAATCTCCAAGCTTTGCCATCTTATTTCTTTTTATCTGCGAGAGCTTTGAACATATCCCAGCCTTTATTCGCTTTTCTCGCTTTCTTCTCTTTCTTCTCCCATGGGAATACCGCTAAATCTTTGGGCGATATTTTACTCCCTTTTTTCGTATGGACGTTTAGAAGCAATGAAGTTTGCCACCTGGTACGCTCCCAGTTGGAACGCTCCAGCATCTCCTCGCTCTCCTTCTTTCCACGCACAGCATTCCCGAACTCCTTAAACGTAAGAGAGTAGAGGGAATCTGGGGCAAGACCTAATAAGCCAAGCCCCAGCTCCTCTATCCTTCGCCACGTTATCGGCTCATCTTTGCCTTTTTTTTTCCTCCAGCTTTAGAGTTTCCCCCAATCGCCTCTTCCATAACTGCGATCAATTTAGGTAAATCGTTTACCTGAATCATTCCCAGCCACTCCTCTACATCTAAGCCGAACTCCATACCTTGCGCTTTACATCCATCTACTACGAAGTAATAAATTAGCTCTGGTATTAAGGTGATATCTGAAGCGTCAACTTCGACTACCTTTACTCCCGTCGCTTTCTCGAATGCTCTCCAGGCTCTCATAGTAGCCTTTACTGGATAGCTTATGTTATTAAGTTCGATTTTCATGTTACGATATAGCTGCGTATGTTATAGTTCCTACAACCTCCAAGCTCACAGAGTAAGTCGCTGTATCTTCTACGCCTCCATTCAAGTCGCAGCTTACTACGTACGCCTCAAATGAGAATGCGTGATCGTTACTGTCTACAGCTGGACTTGTTGCTGTGCCAATCATCTGCGTGAACTTTGCATCGAGCTTCGTTCCAGCTAATTGAAAAGGCATAATCTGAACATATCCAGTCGTAGCAGCCTCCTCAAAGTAAGCTGTAAAGTTCACTGTAGCTGAGACTCTACCAGGGAGCACAGCTCGAAAGCCGCCATCCTCTTTCACCGATGTGTCTTTCATTTCGCTCGTTACTGAGATACTACAATCTGTGATGTTGTCGACCATTACTGGAGTGCTTCCATCCTGTGCGAGCATGATCCGAAGATTCGAGCCATTAATTAAACCTGTTGTTTGTGCCATCTTATTTTATTTTTTCTTGTTTTTACGCTTGTCACCTCCGACAAGAGCTGTTATAATTAAATCTATCCATCCAAATATCTTTACCGCTGGATTGTCTGACGGCACGAGAGAAAAGATCGCTCTCGCTGCGATTAATAAAGCAAACAGAATAGCTTGCCAGTGATTAACAATTAAATCTCCCATATTATATATTTTTAGTTCTTACTGAGTAATCTTGTATCGACAC